CAGAGTGCCATTCTTTTTACCTATAATTCGTTAATCTAAAAAGTATTTATAAAAAAATAGAGACCACGATATGCAGTCTCTATTTGTATATCGTAAAAAAATTCAAGGTGTAATATCTTTTGCGCCCTTCGCCTTCAGAGCATTTTGTGCCTGAATAATGATAAGTGAAAGAATACCATTAGCCTTGATTTTTGGATTTGCTCCAAGTGCTTCAGAAACTGCAAATAATACAGTTGCTACAAGTGCTTGATTAGCAATTACCCATGCGATTGCGACTGACATAATAATCCCTATAATGTTTCCGAATTATTTATGTATTAGGACTATCTTGACTAGGCATCATCATAACAATTGGATTTTTTGCACCCATTAATCTCAATTTAGTTTTCTCAAGATTAATTTTTGTTTTTAATGGGCGCATATCTAGTTCATCATCACAATTCATTTCTTCTTTTACTTTTTCAGGAAGACCTTTATGAGGAGTTTTGGCAAACTTACGAAGTTCTTTTTCTCCCATTTCTGCCATTTTTTTAACTTCTTCACTTGCATCAGGCATATCACCTCTTAAAAATGCAAGTGCCATTCCAGCAAGTTGTTGCTGATTTTGACTTACTGCCTTTTCGTGAATTACAGATAGGTTATTAAGAAACTTAGCATATCCAGTTTCATATATAACATTTCCTTTAAGTTCAGTATGTGCCATTAATCCAGTTTTAGCACCTTGGTCTGGTCCAACAGTATATTTATTTTTCATACCCTTTGGCATTACATCATGTTCTTCACGTTCTTTTTTTTTACCTGCTTCATGAATAAAATCTTCTTTACGGGTTGCAATAGAATTTCCAATTGCATCACGCCTCTTCATTAAATACTTATCAGATTTATCTTTATCTCCGTCATTATCAACATCACCATCTTCCTTTCCTACAGGGTCTAGACCTTTTGCTGTCGATTTTCCTTTTTTACGACTTAAGTCAATATCAGACATTTCAACAGAAAGGTCTGAATTTGCACGGAGTTTAGCAATTTTTTCACGAGATGCATCAATAGTATAACTATCACCAGTTCTGTTATCAGTTACTCGGATATGATAAATCATATCGCCAGATTTATTTATTTTAGTATAAAACTCAGTTAGTTCTGCAGTTAGTTCATCAGCATCTACTTCAAGTTTCTCTACAAATACTTGATATAGAGCATTTGAGATAGAATCCGCTGCTGCATTCTTAAAGATAGGATTGAAGTGTTCTGCTCTCATACCACCAACATCTCCTCTACCAAATAATTTTTGTTGTACGATATTTTTTTCTGCCTTTCCTAATTTACTAGTTTTCATAACTCTATCATATACTTGTTTAAGAGTAATATTATCCGAACTATTGTTAAATTCATATCTAATATCGTATACTGTTTGTAATGCTGGATTTGTTGAAGGTTTTTTTGCAGTCTTACCTTTAAGTGTGCTGGATTTATCTACAGCAGCAGCAAATTGTCTTGCTGGTAAATCTTCGGCAATATGATTTTTCATATTAAAACTTTACTACTTTACTATTTTCTATATTTATTTATAAACTCCCTGATATTGGATATTTTATACCCACGATAAGGTTTTGCTCCATACTGTAGATTTGTTTCAGGTGCTTCTGGTGTCATATCATTAACATAATTATAATATCCAGAAGTTCCAGTTAGTGTATTTGGTTTTCCTGGTTCTCTTATCGTACTATTCATACTGACTTCTGTATATTTTTTAGTTTCCATTACATCCTTAATCCAAGATTTAAACATCATATTAGATTCGGTTACACAAATCAAATAGTTAGTACCACGACGAATAATTTTTCCAACAAGTCCAGTATTAGTATTTTCAACCAATTGCCCAATTTTAAATATTTTTTCAGAAACATAATTATCACGAAGAGATTGATAATCAAATTTAGGTGCAATTTCCCAAAGATTCCAGTTCTCATTAATACCCATAGATACTCTTACTGAATTAAATAATTCTTGAGATGATTTACGCGGCATATCAGCAGGAAGACCCTCCCTAAACTTGCGTAGGTCACCCTCAGAGGCAGCAAGTCTCATTCTAGATGCAGACATACCCTCTACACCCTTCGCATCAGGGTCACGATCTCCTGAAGACAATACTTCTATTGTATCAAATTGATATAATTGCCCATTATAGTTATTTGATAATTTTTCAAATTCCTTTACTCGATCAGAACCACTTACAATTCTAATATTAGTATACCCATCATTATGAGCTCTTTTAAGAACATCGAATATTGATACAATTGAGTTGTCATTTACAATTCGTTCTCCATGAACTGGAAACATTTGTCGCATATATGAAATTTTAGTATCCGGGTCTAATGGATTTTTTTTACTGTCCTGACTTCGAGATGGATAAATTTGATATTCTCCTTCAGTTTCATCGGCAGATTGTGCAGCAACATCCATTAATTGTTGATGCCCTAATGTAGGTGGGTTAAATTGTCCGAAGGCAACTGTTAGAGTTCCTTTAGTCTTAGGTACTAGTGAAGGAGTTGCAACTGATTGTTGAGGTTCCTGTACTGATAATTCTTGCTCTGGTGGGAGTTTTTGCGATTGTTTCTGCTGCGGTAGTTGAGAATTAGAGTCATTATAACTCGGAGAAGGAACATCCTTTTCGTGAGCAGTCTGTATTGGATCTTGTTGTCCAATTCTTTCTCGTTTATTATAAAACTTTAATTTTCCTCCTACAGTTTTAGCAACAAATTCATTATTTCTTTTATCATACCAATCACCGTGACCATCTCCACGGAAACCAAGTCGCCGAGCTTGTTCTGATGGAGAAGTTGCTTCATGTATGAATTGATGAAAACTTTTCATTATTTATTTTGTTTTTTCTTACTAATGTCAGATAATATTAGTTTTTTGTTTGCAATAATATACTGCAAACCATTCTTTCGAATCTTTACATATTTATTCTTTAATATTTTAGATTTATTTGATTTTATTTCCTTATCAAGAATAAAATAAAAATATTTAATAAAATCGTTTATAATATTTTTCGATATTGCATTCTTGGTAATAAAAGAGTCTAGAATATTATTAAAAAATAATTGAAGATCTTCCATTTATATAAGTCCGGTAAATTTATTTCTTGGGAATTGTTTAATATCTCCAGTAATTCTAGATTTATATACAGCTTGCACTCGCAATCCCGTAAAATCTTTCCTACCGCCCAATGATCTATCAGAACCTCTTCTTATCAACATATAGGGGTCCTCATCTGAACATTTAACCTGATTGATATCAGTGTAAAGTTTGAGACAATTGACTGTTAAAATCAAATTAGTTTCGTCCCAACTAAAGTGAGTATTACCAGAAAATGTTTGTTTAACAATAGCACCATTTCCTAATATATCAGATCCAAATATAACATTTAATTTTTCGTCATCCGTTGTAGGAATTGCTATCCCAGTAATACCAGGTCCAAAATCAACTCGATTTCCTGTTCTTATTAGTGATATGTCACCACTTTTTTCTAATGATTCTATAATAGAAACTGCTTGAGATCCATAATAACTATCTGCAGATTCCCAAAACTTTGAATCAGATTGTTTTAGTGAAACTCTAAATGTAGGAGCATTTAATCTAACTAAATTCACATCAGATTTTTTTCTACCGCCAGTATCAGATCCGGTAGATTCTGCTATTAAAACATTATTAACAGTTATTGTTCTGCCAGAAACATAAAAAACAACAGTTATTGTATGAAATATTCCATATCCTGTGTCAAGATACTTATTAATTCCATTCACAAATGCAATTTCATTTCCAATTCCAGAGGAGTTATTTCCTTGTCTAGATGCTGGTCTAGTAAATATGATTTTGTTTCCGATTTCAACTACTCCTAATGATGATACTTGATTTCCACCCCTACCATTTATTATTGGTGTTTGGTAATTAGGATTATAAATAGCACCTTTATCTTTAAATATTTCAGCAACTTTTCTCAATACTACCGAACGATCACCATCGGATAGTATTGCAATTCGATTAACAGTTTTGTTTTTAAAATTTGTATATCCTGATTTTTTTAACTCCAATTCTATTTGAGGAATATTCATTAAAATTGAAATAATCTTTTACAGTATTTAGTATTCAGAAGACACCGATTATACAAATACGATTTAACTATTAAATGTCTCCAGTTTTTCTATTTTCACTACGATTAATATCAAAAGTTCCTTCTGGATATCTTGCCGAAAGTTTCTCAAAGTTCATTTGTAAGATTTCCTCAAAGTTAGTATCAAGTGCCATACAGGCTTGAGCAAGATACCAACAAATATCACCAAGTTCTCTTTTTAGNTGAAATACATTATCTTCATTATAAGGTTTTCCNTGAAGAATAATTTTTTTTACAACTTCNGTAAATTCACCTGCTTCTGCACTCATACCAAATGCTGCAGTCATAAGACGAGGAATATCAGCATCATTCTGAACCTCAAGTTCAGTCATACGAGATAGAAGTACAGCAAAATCACTACTTGCTGGACTTGTAGTTTCACGAACGAATTCAATATATTTTTTTGTATCGATAATAGACATTAGAATTTAAATCCCTCGAATGATTTTTTAGGTTTTTTTTCTTCTTCNACATNATACTCATTTTCTTTACCGCTGTCAAGTATATCTTTTTGAGCATCTTGCTCTACATCATATAGTCTCATTTTGGCACGGTCAATACCAACAATAAATCTTTTATTGACTGTTGGGTCATTGTATCTGTTCTTAAGTTGCTTTACCATAATTTGTCCTAATCCCTCAAGTTCTTCTGTAGAAATGAGAGCAAACATCATATCAGCAGTCGCAGGAAGACCAAAGGACTCACTAGTATCGGTTAATTCTACATCAGAGTTCCCATAACCACTTCTTGTAGTTTGTGTGGCACTGCAAATTGGAACATTAAACTCCACAGCAAGTCCACGAAGTTCTTCGGCAATTGATTTCACAAGGGTATAAGAATTGATATTACCACTTGGTTTAAACCTGGAAGAAGCACATATGTTCAAATAATCAATAAAAATAATATCAGGTTTAAATGATTTTTTAAGTGCCAACTCATTCAGAAGCGCCTTAAAATGACCTGAGTGTGCAGATGCAGTTGGATACTCTTTAATAATAAATGTTCCTTGAGTTTTCTTTGCAATTCCATTCACCTTATTTTGAAACATTTGACGAGGAAGATCTGCCAATTGTTGAATAGGAACATTTAATAAGTTTGCATCAATTCTTTCGGCAATTTTTTCTTCTGCCATTTCAAGAGTAATATATAAAACATTTTTACCTTGAATAAGAACAGATGATGCAAAATGACATAGTGCCAGACTTTTTCCAACTCCAGTTCCAGCTAAAATTATATTGAGAGTCTTATTTGGAAGACCTCCTTTGGTAATCTTATTAAAATATTCCAAATCAAATGGAATCTTATCCTCCTTTCTGTGATAAAACTCAAATCTTTTTTCATAGTCATTTATGTAATCGTGTCCAATATTATTATCAAAAGATATGGCAAGAGCATCAGAAAGAATACTGGGAATTGCATCCCTATCTTTTTTATCATTTTTACCATCGGCAATATGTATTGATTCCATAAGAGCAATATAGATTGCTCTGTCACGACACCATTTCTCCGTAGTATCCAATATCCACTGCTTATCAACAGCATCATTATTAAGTTTAGAAAATAATTCTACAATTTCTTTATTTTCAGTTTCTGTTAAATCTCTACGATTTTCGATTTCAATATTGAGTGCTTCGGTTGTAATAGAAGATCCATACTTTACAATAAACTTAACAGTCTCTTCAAAAAATATTTTTTCGGTTCTCTTTTCAAAATATTCTGGTTGAATAAATGGAATAACTTTTCTGGCATAATCTTCATTAAATATCAAGTTTCGAAGAATTGTAATCTCAAGGCGTTCCATTAGTTTAATTAAAGATTTTTTTTATGATGCGGAACATCAAATACAAAGGTAATTCTAACATTATTTCCAACATTTACTGCCCGATGTTCTAGTTTATTATTAAACCAAAAGAGAGTTCCTGGTTCAATGATTACAGTTTCATCCCCTACACTATACTCGTATTTTCCCTGAATTGAAAGGTGATATCTATCCTTTGAAAGATAATAAGTTCCTTCATCAATATGAAACCCAACTTCTTCTCCAACAGGAAGAGCAAGAAATCCACAACGACGAAGTTTCTTAAAATACTTTCCCAAGTAATTAACAATCTCTGTATGCTTGTCATATGCCGGAGTTTGAATGCAGATTTCAGTATTACCAACATATTGGTTTTCGGTTTCAATTCCACCCATTATAAGTTGTAAGACATCAACAGTCACTGTATATTCTGTTGGATCTAATTGCTCAGAATTACTAATATTTTTTTGAGAACCCCAGTCTTCTGGATATTGTTTGAGTTGTTGTAGTATTCTTGATACATCAACTCCAGTTTTTATAATACGGATATTTTTCATACCCCATAACTAAACTCACCTTTGGCAATCACATCAAGTTTTTCCATTACTTCTGGAGTAAAATACTTATCAACATCTTTTAAAATTTCTTTTGCATAGATTTTTTTACCATCCATTTCGTAACGACCCGCAACATTTTTCCACATTCCACCAATCTCACCAAGTTCAAGTAATCCATAATACTTGTCAAGTCCACGTTCGTCATAATAAAGACGAATTTCAACTTGCTTATTTTCCTTACTTAATCTTGATTTTTGTGTTTTGGCACGAATAATATTTCCAATAACTTCCTTACCGGCAGCATCTTTCTCTTTTGATTTGGACAAATATACGATTGTAGATGATGCATATTGCAGTCCAGANCCACCTGACATTTGCTTACCACCATAAAGACTCATACTTTCATAAGTGTGATTGGTNACTATCATAGGAATATTTGCCTGACCCAACTTAAGAGTCAACATCCTAAAGGCACCCTTAATCAGTTGTGCCTTAGTCATATCACGAGTATCTTTCTCGGCGAGTGTATCTGTGATTTCTTTATTAGTAGAAAGCATACCCAAAGAATCTAATACGAATATACAAGGTCGTCTTTCGTCTTTAGGTTTTTTTAGATACATATCAACTGCTTTGAGAGTCTTATTACGAAAATCTTCAATCGTGACTACATTGACAACCACCAGGCGAGTTGTGTCAATTCCCCTGCTTTCCAAAAGGGATTTTGTG